CTAAATCATTATGCTCTATCCCGTTGGGACCGGGATATCTAACTAATTGTAAACCGCCACCGTTTGGAAATTCAACTCCAGACTCTGCAACGAATCTTCCATACTGGTTATTGTTTATTTTAGCTCTAACATTGCTACCAGTAAATGGTGTTAAACTATCAAAATTTCCACTAGCAACAATGGTTTGTATAGATTCTGCAATGTCTTTCATATTTTCTCTAACATCAGCAGCAGAAATTAGACCAGCGTTATTATCTGCTAAGTCTGTATTTATATTATTTACAATATCTGATTGAGATCTAATTGCCATGATTCCTCCTAGTATATGAAATATCCGCCGCCGCGAAGGTCGTTATCTGTATATGTTCTTATAACAAAGTCGCTGCCGGGACTATATGGACCAAGTACAGCTTGACCAGCAATACTTCCACCAGCACGATAATCCATCATAGCGGCTTCATATTTTTCACATAAGTCTTTGTATAATACTGATAATGTACTAGCCACACCTCTAAGATCTATAGCTGATGGACCATCTTTAATAGATATAGCATTTGCAGCTTCTATCTTTAGTTCACTTCCAATTATTATACACGCAGTTTTAAGACATGTTAATATTATGAAGTCTGTATCTTTTGTTTCAGATTCCGTTGGGTCTGGATCTATTATACAATTTTCTACATTAATATCGTATGAATTTGAAAAATCTGCTTCTCCAGCCACCAAAAATGCAGAAACTAGTATACTACTTTCAATTCTATTTGTAGTATATTTATAATTTTCCGTGTCTAAATCATTAATTAGATGGCGAACTATTGTAGACATTTGACCTTGCCAACTCATATTTCACCTATAGATTACAGTGTACTTGGAAAGAATAAATGTCCGTATAATATGTTCCACTTGGCAGATATACTTTGGCTTGTAATTTATGCATACCAATCTCTGTTAAGTCTCCAGAAACTGTATCGTAATATACTTTGCCATCTACGCCACTAGTTAATAAACTGCCCACTCTATAAAATAATTCGTCACTTGGGCGACGGAAAATCATTTGAATTTGTGAGGCATTAGAAATATCTACAACGGTGCCATTATCCTTAATAGTGGCTAAAAATCTAGTACCAATATCGTTTAGATGAATTTCACTTGGCATTTATCTTTTTAGTTCTATATCTAAGGTGGTTTGGATATTTAAAGTAAAAGATATTATGTTCATAATATTATTACATTATCTTGCTGTATGCTTAACGTAAACGATACTAAAGTATTTATATTACTAGAGAAATTATCTTTTGTTTTTACGTGTAATATAAAACCAAAGACCTCCCCGTTAAAATATATAGTATCTGATGTGCTAAATGGTAAATGGCTATATCCAAACATTTATACACTATTCTGGTTGCTTTTTATTTTGTTCTTCGACCAAATTCTTGTTAATACCATTTAGTTTTTCATAAAGCTGACCAATAGCTACCAAATCTTGGGCCTTAAAAACGCCTCTTTGAGTAGCAAGATCAATAACCACCATTAAATTTTGAATATCACCTTGATTTAATTCCATAATTTTTCCCCTTATTCTGGACTGTTAATTGGAGCAATAACACCCTGTTCTGCTCCAGCTTTTCCTATATATAATAGTAATGATTGCACTATATTTGCAAGGTCACTATCTTCTACGCTTTTACTTAATAAATTATCAATAACTAACCAAGTTCCGTTATCTCCCGGCATATATTCGGCCACACCATCAAAAACTCCAAATTTTTTCAAACGAACTCTAGCAGTAGCCTCACCGCCCAAAGTTCCCGCACTAATAATTATTTCTTCAACCCATAATTTATCATATGTTTTTGCTGGAACTGTGGATACTATTGCTGGGACTAAATTTGGTAACATAAATTCTCCTTAGATTATTATTTTTGTTCTAAGCTTGATAAACGACTTTTAATATTGGCTATTTCTGCATAAGCTTCTTGTAAAGCTGAAACTAATAATGGAACAAGTTTACTATGATCAACACTTTGCATTATGGGCATACCATAACTATCTTTTGCATCTTTCTCACCAGTAACAGCAAGTGGAACGGCTTCTGCCAATTCATGAGCTATGAATCCTTCTCCACTACCACCAACCTTCCATTCAAAAGTTACCGGTCTTAGTGATAAAAGACGTACTGATGCCCCAATCATATTACTAACATTATTTTTTAATCTATAATCAGAATTTGTATTATATGATGTAGCAGCATTTGTTGTGCTAATAGTTCCAACAGATGTTCCGTTACGAAGAATATTAACTGTTGTTTGACCAGCACTGCCGGTATCTGTATTATTAAATCCGGCAGCAAATGTTGTTGCTCCATTATGACCAATTGCTAATCGACCCCAGTTAGTTGTTGTGCTAAGATACAAATTATCCATCCATGCATTGTTTGCAACTTGTAATTTAAAACTTCCTTGATCTGTTGTTGTTCCAATAAGTACGTCTCCACCAGTAAGAACTCTTATTAGTTCAGAATCACCGGAGCCATATCCACTATTTTCTAATAATTTTAATATTCTTGTTCCACTGGAAGCATCGTTTTGCCATGCAAACCCACCATTTCCATTAACATCAATTTGAATAGCAGATTTGCCAGTACCAGCACTTGCTGTTTGTAAACCTTGTACAGTTACTAGTCCATCACTAGCTGTTGTATAAGATAATACACGACCTCTAATATCAACTTTAAATCCACTACTGACTGAACTTGTTCCTATTCCAATGTCTCCAGCACTAGTTATTCTCATTCTTTCTGTTGGAGTACCAGTAGTGCCACTATTACTACTTGTTGTGCCAAATGTTAAATGTCCTCCTTGAGATGCATTGTCTATCCATCCTATATTAGCAAAACCCGCTGTTCCATTATTAGTATGATAAGCACTTCTAAATAATATAGATTGTGTATTTGCTGTTTGCGCTCCAGTAAATATTGCTTGTACTCCATCGTTTGTACTAGATACGTGTAGTCTAGCTTGAGGGCTACTTGTTCCTATGCCAACATTCCCATCAGTAGCAATCCGCATTCTCTCAGTAAGCGTCGATCCTCCAAGGTCACCATCTTTATTAAAGAATGCAATATGTTGAGATATTTTATTTGTAGCGCTGGATGGAATAAATGCGATTTTTGATCTATACCATCCTGTTATACCATCATCTCCAACGCCCATGTTATATGTGATTGATCTGTCGCTACCATTACCAAATATATCAAGATCTCCTCTAACTTGTAGGGCAGACGAACCAGCAGATGCTGGCGTGACACCAATTCCAACTTTACCATCATTAGTTATTGTAATACGCGACGTTCCAGAAGTAGCGATAGATATATTAGTGTTTTCTCGATTCCATATATAAGCATTGCCAGCAGCATCCTGTAATAACTCAAATCCATCCGTAGATGTTTGTCCCGTAGCAGTATTTGTTAATTTTAATGAGGTTGCGGTTGCCGCATGTATATGTAATCCAGCATAAGTGTTATTTACAAATGTTGGGGTGGTTGTTCCTATACCAATATTTCCACTAGAATCAATTCGCATTGCTTCAGAAAAGCCAGCCCTCATAAATTTAATAGCACCAGTAGTATTGTTACCACCAAGACCCACAACCATATCACTACCATTAATTAATTCAAGAATTCTAGTTTGATTACTACATTGATCAATTAAAGTGGCATTGTTTTGAGCGTCATCATGAAGTATTATTTCTCCACCATTTTCATTGTAGGTAAATCTATGAGAAATTGATCCACTATTTAATCTAAAATCAATATTTCCAGATCCATCTATTCTGAATCTTTCGACGCCAACAGTTTCAACTGTAAAAATATTACCAACGCTACCCAAATCTAAAGCATATGTAGTACTTGTGTCTTGAAATGCCATTCTTGATTTTGTATTATTGGTATTGTTCCAATAAGATAAAATATTATTAGTACCACTAGCACCAACTGCAATATGCATAGGATAACTTGGCGTAGAAAGTCCTATTCCAATTCTTCCATCATTATTAATAACGAACGGCGAAGTATCACCAGTAATATCATTAACAACAAAACTATTTCCAGTACCATCGTTAGTAATGGTAAGTGGAACATTTGTGCCGCTAGAACTAATTGTAACACCAGTTGAGAAAACTGTAGCGGCGGTAAATGTTTTAGCGCCACTCATTGTTTGAACACCGGTTGTTCGTATTACAGTACTATCAACAGCTATACTATCCGCACTAACAGTTATTCCATCGCCCTGACCAATATCTATTGTTCTATTTGCCGCAAGACTTCCACCACCAGCCAATCCGCTTCCTGCGGTAATAGTAGTACTAGTATCTGCCTTAGTACCTATTTGAGTTTGAATAGCACTGGTTACACCCTTAACATAACTCAATTCTGTAAGTGAAGGATAAGTACTAGTACTAAGAGAAACAACATTCTTATTAGCATCAAAACTTGCTATTGTACTAGATGTTTGATTACTAATATTTAATCCGCTAGCAAAAACTCCACTACTATTAACATTTAGAATTTGACTAAAATTACCACTAGTAGCAGATAATAGTCCATTATTAATGGTTAATCCATTTGTAAATGTATGATTAGCACTAATAGTTCTGGCTTCATTTATATGAACATATTGAGCATGATCATCGTCACCCAAGCCGAATAAATTACCGTGATCATTTTGTGGTACACCATAAGTAGTTGTAAGAACGCTTCGTCTTAAGTCCAATATACTATATAAACTACTTTTTGGAGTATTGGTAAAAGTATCATTTGTTAAGAAAATTAATCTGTATAATGGTCTTAGTTCATTTGCTGGAATATTTGTTAAATCAATGTCGGTCCAGTTATTATTATTTTCCGCACCACCCAAGCTGCTATCTTCTCTTTGTCCCATAATTGACAATATAGGATCATTAATATCATTTGTGGCAACAAGCCACATTGCAAAATATCTATTATTTGGAACATTAATAACTGACCAAGTTCCACCAGAATGCGAATTGTATAATGCTCTTGTAGCATTGTATTTAACTGGATATGGTGTTCCAGAATCTCTTACCCATTGACCAGTAATTCCACTATGATAATAAACTGGAAAATAACCAGTTGGAGATAGCTGTTGAGTAAATTCAACACCGTTGTCGCCGTCCATTATATTAATAACTATATCTTCTTGGTATAGAGTACCATCGCTAATACTCATTTGTGCGTGACTATTTGATGTCCCATTTCCCTCAAGAACATAGTTACCAATACTTAGCCCATTAATATATTGCATACCAAAAGTATTGTGAATCCACTTATGGGTGGAACTGTCCATTCTTATACCATGACGTTCTTCTCCAAAAAACGTACTTTGGTTAATATCACCATTCCAGTGAATATATGCAATTGGTACATCTATATCAAAATTAAATGCTGTGGTTTTATTGTGTAGTTGCTTAGTTGCTACATCAAAATGTAAATAATTTAGTGCTGTACCACTACCAATGACAACTGTCTCAGGTGCTGTCTTAGTAAATTTTACTCCCTCGATATAAACATCATAACTAGAACCACTTGGTTGAATGGTAAAAGTTCTAGTAGAGTCATTAAAACTTATAATACTATCAAGTCTATTAACAAATCCTTGAGGCTCAAGACTTAATTCGTTAATCTCAGTATGAAGATTATTTAGTGTTAAAGTATTTCCACTATCATTATATGTTAGTTGAACTCCAGTACCTTCTATTAATAAATCATTAACTCTATCATCTACAGCTTCAGAAAAGTTAATAACATCAGAGGCCATATGCGTATGACCACTGAGACTAACATTAATTCCATTAACACGTAAACTACTAAAATTACCACTAGTGGCAGTAATCGTACCGCTAATATTTATATCACCAGTGCCAACAATATCTCCATTTAATTCTAATTCTCCATTTACTGTATCAATTTTTAAAAGATCAGTAGAGCCAACGGTTCCATTATTGTCAGTGATATATAATATTTCATATGGATCACTAAGATTAGATATAGTTACATTTTCAAAGTTACCATTTTCAGCATATACATTTCTAAACTTAGTGCCAGATGCGCCTATGTCATATGTCTTATTTAATAGTGGTAAGAAGTGGCCTTGACTACTTATCTTTAATTTTGCTATTGCAGACTCACTAGTCGATGTAGCAAAAATAATAGATGTTGCATTAGCTATTTCCGTAAAATCAGATTCTGCCATCGCATAGATGCTAGCACCTATTAAAATAGCGTCTGATCCACTGCTTTCGCTAGAAGCAGCAAATGATAAACGTCCTAAAACATCTGATTCTTGAACATTATTATCAGATGTTTGTAAAGTTATTGACTGTGCCATATTATACTATAAACCAGTTGGTTCCATCGGAAACGAAGGTGAGTGTTTCATATTGATAATATAAAATCTTTGATGTTGCCCCATCTATAGTGTCAGTATTATTACGTGCTACTGTGACAGAGCCAGCATCACTATCTATCTTTTTAACTATTACCATCTTGCCAGTTACTGGAGTGGGTAATTTCACTGTAATTCCACCAACGCCACCGCTAACAAGATTAATGTCTGAAGCAATTGTGTCATTATTACTAAATGAACTATCAACAGTTCTTGATCTTTTTGCTTCTGTAACTGCGCCATCGAGAATTTTAGCTGATGTAATACCACTATCTTTTACTCTTAGTGTATCACTATTTACTTCTACTGTTGAATTATCAATCTGTAAATTAATTACTATTGTATCTGTTGACTGACCAGTAGTAACTATACCAGAACCGCCAGTAATAGTTAATGTATCTCCAAGACTAATAGTTTGATTTGCACCATTGTCTCCAGCTAAAGTAAAAGAACTATTTGCTAAAGCTGAATTTGGAACATTACTAAGACCAAGCACAATTGTGCCAGCGGTTGTTATTGGCGAACCACTATCTACATCAATACCGTCTGTACCACTAACAGCAACAGATGTTACTGTACCGCCACCTAAACCAGATAGTAAATTTGATCTAGAAATTTTCTTGTGTGTTGTTGTATCTAGATCATAGATTAATAATAGATCATCATTAGCGGCTGTTGTTAATTCTGTTAGTCCAGTGATGTTTACGTTTACACCATTAGCACCAACGCTAATACCAGTGCCAGCGGTAACAGATATATCGTCAGCACCAACTGTAATACCATTACCAGCACCAACATGTAAATTACGTGACTCATTTGTTATACCACCATCAATTAAACCACTACCCGCTGTGGGATGTGTTGAAATTCTATAATAATTAGAGCCATTGTTTGTAAATGTCCAGTAATTATTACCTTCGTCCCACTGTAGTCTTACATTTGTATCATCACCACGTTCAATTTCAATTCCAGCATCGGCGGCTGCTGGGCCAGTAGCGTTACTATTTAAGACAAGAATATTATCTTCAATGTTGACAGTTTCTGTATTTAGTATTACTTGTGTGCCTTGAACAGTTAGATCACCAGTAATAACAACACCAGAAGAGAATGTGGCAACACCATCACTACCTAAAGTAAGTATGCCAGTTTGGCTAGCACTACCTATTTTTCCACCGTTTGCTAAAACAATATTTGGAACTCTAACTTGTGAATTTGCAGAGTCAACAACAAAACTAGAATTTGACTCAAAAACTTGGTCTGTTGCACTAGTGCCAAAATATACTATGCCAGATGGATTACGATCATATGGTTGGTATGCCATTTTATCTCCTAGTTATACTTGTGGGTCGTTGATTGTTGGTAGAGTAATTGAATTTTCTATTTGTTGTTTGAGTAGATCTATTTCATATTTTTGAACATGATCTGATAAAAATTGTCTTACCATTTTATTAGCAAACACAGCTTTGCTTTCTGGATTTTCTATAGTATTACCATTATTATCTACTATATTGTCTGGACGCTTATAGTTTGCACATACGGCATTAATAACCCTCTCAACGTCTGAATCTGCAATTTCTATTGAAAATACGGCCATGTTTTTATCCTCTCATAAATTATACACTAAATAATAAACCAGTTGGAATTATCTGAAACAAATGTAATTGCTTGATAATTGTTAAAAATACTAAATGAATTTGCCCCATCTATGGTTTGAAAAGATGAGGTTAATATTGTTAAATTAAAATTACCAGTTTTTCGCTTTATGTGTATTTTTTTACCACCAATGCTAATTGCTGATGGTAATGTAAGATTTATATTTCCAGAACTACAGTCTACAAAAACTACATCGTCTGTAGATAATATATTTGCTGATGAAGAAATATTACGGTAGTTTTCACTGTATGCTCTAGTTTGGACGCTGTTATCACCAAACTTCACGCTTTGACAATATAGTTGACCAGTAGCATCTATGCTAGCTAAAATGGTAGATGTATAATTTTTCCATACTTGTAAGTTGGCAGACTGTCCAGCAGCACCAAAAACTGATAAAGCATCTTTTGTAGATGTTATATTATATATAGTTGTACCATTATTTTTATCACTATTAAATATATCTAAATTATGATGCTTAACCCAAAATCCATTTGTATAGTTTAAAATTGCACCATTTTGATCTGTTGCATAAATACCAATAGCACCATTCTTACCAGAAATATATCCAACATCTGGTGGAGAAATAAAAGATGTGCTATAAGTTTTTAATCCAAGTAACCAAGTTGGATTTTGTTCGTTGGTGGAATATAGGGCCACCATATTATCATAAGCATTATCAACATATGCATGGAAAAAACAACCAGCACTTGTTCTATAAAATATATTATCAAAAAATGTTGAGGAAGAAATAGTTGAGTTTGATATTGCAGATCCAGAAGAAACAGTAGATCCACCAACGGTAAGATTACCGCCAACAACTAAATTAGATGTAAAATTACCAGAGCCATTTACATATAAATAATTATTAGACCAAGATAAATTATTACTATATGTGAGGCTATTATTATTTGACCAATATGCAATTTTATTTGCGCTACCAGAACCATAAAGGGCGGTTGATTGAATACTATTATCTGGAAAAACTATACCACTATAAAATGGCATTTGTCCAGAGATATATCCCTTTTCATTTAAAAAGACTGAGTGATCTGCTGGATAAGTACAGAAAACTATGGATAATCCAACTAAATTAATTTTTTGATTATTATTACTACTTTCTAAAACCAAGTCTCTAGATAGACTATTACTTGCGCTAGTATATGTTCCAATCCCTACTTCAAAATTAGATCCATTTTCAATTGTATAATATGTAGTATTGCCATTACCAATAACGCTAAATGGCTGGAAAGATCCAAAAGTCCCATTAAAAGTAATGGAACCAGTTCCTTCTGTTAATGATGTTTGTTTTACGCGATCAGCCAGTTTGAGCATGTTCAGCCCTGCTTATTGCCAATTTTACTAGTTTTTTAGCGCCATATGTAAAGAATGGTAAATTACGCTTTGTGGCTTCTTCTTTTAACCAAACAACAATGGTATCTATATTATCTTTACACCATTGAATTCCATTTTGGTTCATAAGTTTAGCCCTTGCGTTACAAGAACAATTGGGGGTAGATGTAATTCCTATCATTTTTAGTAGTTTTTTAAGTTCTGTGCCAGCACCCTCGCCAAATTCTTCTGGAGGATTTTGGGCGGCTACATTTTGATTTTTTGTATTTTCCATAGTCTGTTTTACAATCTCAATATATTGTTCATGAGACATATGTTTTGGTCT